TCCTCATCCATCTGAGAAGGGACCACTAATCCTGCAATTGGTTCTCTAGCCATGAATTACTCCAATCAATAATATGCTCGTATCCTAGCAGATTCTTCACCGTCTTGCCAATCATCTGTTGGTAATTGTACAAAATTTCCTTGCCGATACCTCATCAACGCCTGTGTCATGCTATCTACAAGGTCATCATGCTCACCATTCGGAAACGCAGCAACCTCCTCTATCATCTCGTCCGCAAACGACGTGTCAGGTGCCCAAACCATGCCCGCCTCAAATAATGGACTCACACTATGCACCCTCGTTATCTTATCATTACCACGGCTCGGTGTAAAATTCACTACAGGAATCCCCATACTTCGCAATTCATGCGTCAACGGCATCCCACTCGCCTTGGCCTCCACAATGACGGTGTCGGGGTCCCAGAACTCATACTCCTCCAACGCAATCGCTTTCAACTCAGGAAACTCCCACCGACCCTTCTTCGAATCCAACAATATCAAATTAGGTCCGCTTCCACCCTCATTTGGGTAAAATACACCCCACGTGGTAATCGCACTATAGTCAGCCGTCTCCCTCTTACTAAACGCCGTATCGTAACTCTGAATCACATACTCCAACTGCGGAACACTCTCCTTCTCCCACTTGTTCCACCACTCGCGCTTGATAATCGCATTCTCTTCACCCGTCGGCCTCTGCTGATACTGCGCATTCCATTTGCTCGGAGGTATAGATGCGCGGACCGCGGTCAAATCCTCAAGACTCCAGAACTCAGGCCAACACGAAGTTCCGTCATCAAATATCGCAGGTAACTCCACAACCTCCCACTGATCCGCTAACTCGTCCTTTGCCATCGCCCGTAACAACTGACCCGTCATGTCCTTCTCTGACCAACGAGTCTGTACCAACACAATACTCCCACCCGGCTGTAACCTCTGTCGGGGACCCCCAGTATACCAATCCCACGCATCGTCAAAACCACTGTTGCTCATCGCCGTCTGCTCCGAATGCGGGTCATCAATAATCACCAAATCACCACCACGTCCCGCTAAGTTCGATCCCACACCAACAGCATAATACATCCCGCCACGGCTCGTGTCCCACCGACCAGAAGCTTTCGAATCCGCCGCCAACTTCACTTCAGGAAAAACAGTCTTGAACTCGTCACTGTCAATCAGGTTCTTTGTCTTCCGTCCAAAGTTCACGGCAAGCTCCGTCGTGTGCGTCGCCTGGATGATTTTCATCCCAGGATTCTTGCCCATCATCCACGCAGGAAACAGGAAAGATGCGAACTCAGACTTCGTGTGCCGCGGTGCCATATTGATGATCAATCTCTTGAGTTCACCCCTCGCAACACGCTCTAATTTTTCAGCTATAATTCGATGATGGCGTCCAGAGATAAAATCAGGCCACATTGTTTGCACAAAATCTAAAAAATTTTCACGACAAGATTCCTGTTTTTCAAGCTGCGCGAGCCTCAATTGAAGCTTCAAAAGCCTGTCTTCTACTGAACTTGCCTGAACACTCATAATCTGGGACCCTAAACGATTTTATGCGATATATATCATATACTTACATCTCGTTCAATTTTGCAAATAAATATTTGCGAGAAACATGGCCTATGCTCTTGTGCCACAAGGCCACGGGCCGCGAAAATTTGGGCTCAAATCTCTGATTTTGCTGCATAAAACTTGACCCGATATCGGAAGGGACCCGGCAAAAAATAATGCCAGGCGGTGCAGAAAACGCGGACCGCGGTCCAATAATTTCGATTGGCTGGTAATCTCCCGCGGATCCCGAACCGTCGACCCAATGCCGCGGTTCGCGGGTCGCGGTACGTTTGACGGGCACGGCGGGCGGCGGGTCGCGGCAAGTATTAAACGTAAATAAAAAGCCCGCACAATGGCGGGCTGATTAGTTTTATATGTGGATCGATTTATTCGTCGTTAACGATTTTACACGCTAAATTCCAAGTCATATAAACGGCGGTCATAATATGCATCCGCTCTTGATAGTCGGTATGCTTCATAACCCACTCATTTAACTCTTTCCAATCTTCTGGAGTGTGGAATAAGTCAATCGGATCGAATTTAACTTTTGTATCTGGCATCGATCAATCCAATTCAATTCTAACGGATAACCTACCGTCGTTAATTAAATCATTTACCTCAGTACAAACCATGTCACGAATATCTGCTTCCGTATCGATATCGTCAATTCTGCTTTCCAATTCATAAACCTTTTCTTCCAGATCGTTTTTAAAATCGTCAAGCTTACTTTCAATAATTGGATCAAGAAACGACGCAATTTTATTTTCTAAAGCTTCCCGCTTTTCGTGCTCTATTTTAAGACGTTCCTCAAAATGATCGCGCTGTTGTTTGATCGTATCATAAGACGGTTGATGTTCAGTATTTGTATTTAAATTTTGCATTGTTTACCTCATAAAAAAAGCGGGCGGAATTACCCGCCCGCCCATAATGCGATAATATGAGATATTATACAAGTTTATTTTATTCTATCCAGTCGTCGGCATATTCGGACAACTCTTGATTAACAAAAGCCCGCAATGCGGCGTCCTCATCGTAAACTTGATTTGTACATTTAGACGGCGGCGAAAAGGTATTAAACGCGCCGCAACCAAATTTCGCAAATAACGCGGTTGCCTCTTTGAAAGTTCTTTTCTTTTCAGTGTCTGGATCGCGTAAATCATGTAATTCGTAAATATCCCAAGGCTCGCCGCAATGGCTGCAAATAATATCTGGCATTAATCGAACCTCGCAAATTTAACGGTATCTGGCTTGCCAGAAATACGCAACGCCGCCATTCCATATTCGTAAACAAACAACTGCAAAAATTTGTAATGGAACTCACCGAGCGGGTCTAAATCTGCCTCGCCGTCGTTTCCAATTATTCGGCCGAGTATGTTCGGTTTAGTTTTCATAACCGACGAACCGAACCCGCCGTAACCATATTCGTCGTCCATTGCCAAGGCTACTTTATTGAGCGCAATTAAACGCAAATCAAAGCAGTCCATATCACCGCTAACGATATCCGTTTTTTCGTTTTTATCTGCCTTGGTTATATCTGGCTCGCAAGCCATAACAGCCGCCGCGAAAAAATCGGGAATAATACCGCACCATTCATCTAATTGATCAGGTGTTAATTTCCCGTAAAAATCCGATTTGAGCGGGTTGTAAACCTTATCTAAAACAACGTCGCTGGCGCGTAATTTAAAAACGTTTTCCATTTTTTTACCTCATAAAAAAAACCGTACCAAAATTAGTACGGTTTCAGTTATCTGATATTATCGCATATATTGCAAGCTTTTTTATTCGTATCTTGGATTTTTAGTTTTTAGACAAATTTTTGCAGCTTCTAGTCTTAATTTATCTTCATCAGTATTTAACAAAGGTAACATGTTTAACGCTTTAATCATGTTTTTGATCGCGTATTTTGGTTGATTGCCAATAATTTTCCAAGCTTGTTCTTTTGTCATATTTTAATGTTCCACAATTGCAATTGATTTTGCACGGCTCGAACCCTTACAAAGCTTACACGCGGTGCACTGTACACGCCGCCCTGCTTCCTTAGATGCAGGACAAAGTATTTCGTTTGTCTTATCGATATCCAAAAGATTTTTTATCACTCGAAAAGTTCTACGTGCGTTTTTCCAATGCTCGACGGCCTCTCGAATACTATCGGCAGACTGCATTGCAATATCTGGTCGCCAAGGTTTCTGGTGAGTGTACGCTGTCCACGTCTCACACTCTAATAAAAGATTGTCCCAAATGTGAGACGGAACGGCAGCGGGGTCGCCGTATGTACCGACGCGGACAAAACGCCCGCGACCCACTTCCGCGGCATCACCAGTTTGATAAACCCCGCGTTTGTATGCTTTCCATACGATCAAAACGCCTTGTCCTAGATTAACATAACATTTACGGTTTTTCGCTTGTTTTCTCTCGGGGTCGTTTGTTACTTCCCCACGCATTGGACAATCGCCGCAAATAGAATAATCTTCGCCAGTCTTTGAAGCTTCCAATGGATGTATATCTTCGCGCAATATGTAAGTTTGAACAACGTGACCGGTTTTTTTATTACGATTAGAATATGTCGCAATAACTACAATAGGCTTTTGATCTATTAAACTTGGGCCTTTATAAATAATAGCTGATTTCATTTTTACCCTCATAAAAAAAAACGGGAATAGTTTCCCTACTCCCGTATAATCTCATATTATCTTATATGCAAGTTTTATTTTTTGCGGCGTCGCGTTTTTTTATTAGTATGCTTTTTTAATTCTGCATAATCTTCGCCATATAACAGCCGCCCGATAATCTCAAATAAAAACATTAATCACCTCTCAAAGTTTTGATTCAAAAAATCCCGCAATTCTGACATTTTTTCAAATATCATTTTACCGTGCGGGTTGGGTAATATTATATGATATCGTCGATAGTTTGCCCCGCGTCGTTCAACACGGATATCAATCACGTCACCGTTCGGCATTGTCCATTGCCAATCGGGTGGTGATCCAATCTTTTTAATTTGTCTAAGTTTTACCATCAAAAACCTCACTTTCTAACTGTATAGGACAGTATGCGATTATATCGGAGCAATCAAGTTAAAAACACTATTCCAAGCAAATTTCTTTTCACAAGAAAAAACGGCCTCAGTTTTAAGGCCGTTGCTTTTGAGTTCTATCGCCTGTTTCGCATGATACAAAAAAAGAAACGGCGCACTATCAGGTTTCGATTGTTTCTTTACCAGAACCCACGAACTGGAGCTTTTATGCCTAGTCAGCCAAGCCACCTGATGCGGGCTTAAGTTAACAGCATTGCCCTTACAAAACTTCAACTCGACAAAATGAAACAAACCCAACTCATCGCAGATCAATAAATCAGGTATGCCTTGCCCCGCCCAGTTTTCAATTCTGGTTAAGTTTAGCTTCCTGTTCCTCGAGTTCTTCACCGCCGTCTTCAACTGTTGGTAGAAGCCCGCTTCCGTTTTCATCTTGATCGGGAGTGATATCGATTGCGTTGCCATAGGTATCTTTCAAATCTTGAAGTGCTTTCAAAACATCTTCCTTGCTCATGCTATCGATGCTGCCATGCCGAATCTCTGATTTCGAAACATAGATATCGCCTTGCGCCATGCCGCGACGATACTCAGCTTGAACAGCCGCAGAGTATGCGCCGTTCTCTAAAGCAAGGTCTCTAATCTTTTGCAGATCTCTAACGTGCCGTTGATACGTCACACCAAACTTTGCATCTAGCTCATCCCGATATTCTCGGATCGCTTTACAAACATGAGGGCTGATATATGGGTTGGTCATTTGGCTGGCTCGAACAGGCGCAGACTTTTTAGAATAACCAGCCCGCTCCGCTGCTTCCATTCCGGTAATCGTGCCATCATTAGAAACCAGTTCTTTGACAAAGATCTCTTGCATCCTTGTCAGGGGAGAATTTTCATTCACCCGCTTACGCCCTCGATGCTCATCAGGATTTTGTTTGTTGTACTTTTTGGCTGTTGGTTTTTTCTTCGGCCTGATTACAAGCCCTTTTGGAATTACAGGTTCTTGTTTTGACATTTCCTTACTCAAAACTATTTCGCTATAATTTTCCTTATAAACGTTACTTTTATATATATACCAGAAAAAAATAAAAAAAATAAAAACAAATTTTGCCCCTTATAACGCAAATCTTGATTTAAGCTGTCAAGGGTACACCACTTTTTTGAGAGGTGTAACCATTTATGTAACCGCATTTTTTCTATATAAAAAAGGGGTCAAAAGGCCAAAGTTACACGGTTACACGGGTTACGGCCTTTTTTTGCAAAAAAATATTTTTTTTAATTTCTGCTCTATATATATAAAAACGTAACTTTAATAAGAAAAAAGGGGCCGAGGCCCCTCCCTGTTATTGTTGTACTCTCTGTTTGATAACGTCGTCTTCATCAGACCATTGCTCAAGACACATACCTAAATCTTCCCACATCAGATTTTCATCTTCTGGATGATAAACCTTTGCAAGAATAATTGCTCGACATATATTAATACAAGTTATCATTTGAGATTCACTCAAGGTCACTTTGCTTATGTCGCCATACATTCCCTCAAGTAATTCTTTTCCTAAACTTTGAATATTACAGTCCATTGTTTTTCCTTAAATAGTTAACCCCGCGGACCGTGGCCCGCGAGGCGTTATTTATTTTTTAGCGTCCGCTTTTCTCTTAGCTTCCGCTCGCATTCTTAGAACTTCCATGCTTTCGTCATTTTCGAAAGCGGCATAATCTAATTTGTTTTTTACCATATGTTTATCATCCCATGCACCACCTTCATAAACTTCATATCCGTTCCAATGCGGTCTTTTAACTAGAAACTCCGGATCTCGATATGAACCTTTATACTCAAATTTGATTGCGATCTCCCAAGGTAACTTGGGATGGTCTGTTTCAAATTTTAAGTAAGTGATTTGATGTTTATTAGTTTTGACTGTTTTTATAACTTTAACCATTTTGTTTCTCCTTAAGGAAAGATCACTGTAAAAGTGCCATCTTCTTCTTTCACAATGGCCCCTGGGCATAAGTATCCGAAATCGTAACCATGAGAGGCATCAATTGCTGCATTATTTAATGCAATTTCTGATGCCTTCTTGGCGTCTTCTTCGTTTTTAAAACTGTACCAACTGACTTTACATCCCACTCTTTTGATTGTGTATTCTGGAAGTTCTGAGTCAGGAATATACTTTTCATAACTAATAGGCATTTTTAATTTCCTCATTAAAATTTAACTGACATGATCGGGCGGTTACCCTAGTCGGGTTCGAGGATCAACGATGTCAAATAGCGTGAGTCCAAAAAAGCGAATCACCTTTTGGCTCACTTTTAGTATAGGAATGTATGCGATAATGTAAAGGTTGACGTAGGGTCAACTTGTAAAAAAAATCGATTTCACCCAAAACTGTTGCTTAAATGCAACACTTACATTCACATATTCAGATGTGTTTATGTTTAAAAGTTCGGGTCGTAAAGTTCGCCTTTATCGAGCTTTTCTCTTAGCTCCGCGAGCCGCGAACTAATGGACGCGAGCCGTGGATCGTCGATACCGTAATCCCAGATAATATCGTCGTATGATTTCTCTAATCTCTTCATTTCTGCGGTAACGTCGGTAAG